TGAGGTTTTAGATCTTGTTTCCAAACAGAGAAGTAAGGCAAAGAAGGTTGAAGTTCTTAAGAAGTATGAACATGTTTCTTTAAAAGCAGTATTGATTTGGAACTTTGATGAAAGCATAATTTCTATGCTTCCTGAAGGAGAAGTTCCTTATTCTGGATTTGAGGATCAGGCATCATCAAATGGAACTCTGAGCACTAAAATCACAGAAGAAGTCCGTAGAATGCATGAAATGGATTCATTTTCTATGGGTTCGAGTGATAAGAACGGACACACTACAATTCGTAGAGAGTTTAAGAACTTCTATCACTTTCTTAAGGGTGGTAATGATGCTATGAGTGGTGTTCGTCGTGAAACGATGTTCATTAACATTCTTGAGGGACTTCATCCATTAGAGGCAGAGATTATTTGTCTTTGTAAGGATAAAAAACTTTCCGATAGATATAAGATCACAAAAGAAATTGTAAGTGAAGCATATCCAGACATTACTTGGGGAAATCGTTCATAATTATGGCAAATCAATTGGGAAATGCTCCCATCAAAATAGAAGAGGAACAGTCTATGACCTCATGGACATCATCAGAAAAAGAAAATTCTAAATCCGTATATGGGTGTGATATACTGATAGAGAATGGGACTTGGGAACAAGTATCTACTAAAGATTGTCCTTATGATGCTATGATAATCACTTATGTGGTTGATGGAGAAACGAGATATGATTTGACTCGTAGTCAGAAAGAAGTTCGTATCTTTAATATGTACTGGGATAAGTTTCGTGACAATCTAAAGGGCATTGGTTTTGGTATGGGAAGAACCAATCCAAAACTATGGGGACTGGAACCACCACCCCCAACCAAAAAGCGGAAATAGTTCCAAAAAAGTCGAATAAAAAATCTCCAGCAATTTTTTGGTCTGTAGGGTCGATTATAAAATTGTCACAGCACCTCTTCACAGGGGTGCTTTTTCGTTTATAATACGGGAGTAGTCAATCACAATGACATGACACTCGAAATGATTCCCCTAACTCCATCTGATCTTCAAAGACCAAAAAGAATTTCACCTTTAGTAGATTGTAAATTAAAACTTTTTTTGTCTTGTATTAATGATGTTTTATTTTTAAATCCCGAAAGTATTTCTGCATTATCAGATGATGATCTTTCTCTTGTGGATGATGAAATTTGGTTTTTGTATTCAACACTTAAAGTTAAAAAATCTTATTTTGAGTCTTTAGATTTGCCTGAGTATCATGATGATTATGAACAACTTGAAAAAATTATAAGAAAAATGGTTATTGCAAAAAGATTTATCAAAGAGATTGATAGAGAAAAATACTTTCGTCTTTTTAAAAGGTATGATCTACTTTCCGACAAATATACGAATAGAGAAGAACTTAAATTTTTTATTCGTTCTATTAAATCTGAAATTAATGATTTGTTCACTAGTAAATCTCCTAGAATTTTTTCTAAAATGTGTGAATATATTCTTGATAATTATGGTGATGAAGCATTGAATAAAATGACAACATCCGTTATTTTTAACAAATCTGAGTGTGGGGTTGACTAAATAAGGTATAGGGTCTATAATAGACCTAACGTTCATCCGAGAGATCGGACGCAAGTAAGTCGCGGAACGGAGAATTGGAATGATTTACTACACTTACTACTCTTACGAACCCTTTGGGAGAGGCTACATTGGTAGTAGAGGATGTGAGTGTAATTCAGTGGAGGAGGATAATTATTTTGGTTCCTACGGAGACAAAACATTTAATCCTTCCTGTAAAATCATTCTTACCGAACATACTACGAGAGAGGAAGCAGTTGAAGCAGAAGTAAAACTCCATAAGTTTTACCAAGTTGATACTAATCCTCACTTTGCTAATAAAGCAAGGCAAACATCTGTTTTATTCTCTTACTCTGCTCCAAAAGGAGAGAGATCTGGAGAAAAACATCCTTGTTTTGGTAAAGTTCGTGTTACTGACGGTAAAAATGAACGAGTAGTTTATGAGAATGACATTCCTTCTGGTTGGTGGAAAGGTAGAAGTCGTAATCCACAAGAATACACTAATACTAAATCCATAACATATAACAGAGGTAAAATGTATGATGACTTTCTAAAAGATGTAAGTGAAGATAAATCTATTTTATCTGTATCCGATAGAAAACTTGCAGAAGTTTATCAAACATCTCATACTTCTATTCGTCGCTGGAAAAAATCACTCTAATCGTTCATCCCATGTTAGAACTATTATTCTACACAACCCTCACCTGTCAGCAAACTGATGCTATCATCCTGCGTATGCAGAAAAATGAGAACATTAGTAATGCCTTTAGGGTTGAGTTGGTTGAGACAATGAAGGAGTCAAATCCTGAATGTTATTGGGACGCAAACGACTAAAGGAACGACTGAAGGAAACACTTTTATAAATAAAAGTGTACGTTCATCCCATCAGATAATGAGGCAGTGCTCTAAATGTTCTGAATATAAACCTTTATCTTCTTTCTACTCTCAAAAGAATAGAAATGGTTCAATCACATTGAAACAACAATGTAAAGAGTGTTATAACAATTCCCGCAAGAATAAGTATAACAGTGATAAAGAATTTAGAACTAAAAGAGCAAAACAAATTCAACAGTATAAAAGTGAAAGAGAATCATCTGATAGTGAATTCTATTTAAGAAAGCATCTATCAAGAAGAATTAGACAAACTTTGGTAAAACAGGGTGAATCTAAAATTCTCTTTAATCAATATGGTATTGATGTAAACTCAATATTGTTGAATATTGGAGAAAGACCTTCTCCAGATTATCATTTAGATCATATTCTTCCAGTTTCCGCCTTTGATTTTACAGACCCATTTCAAGTATGGGCTTGTAATCATAAAGATAATTTAAGGTGGTTGGATTCTAAAAAGAATATGGAAAAAAGTGATAAACATTCTCCAGAAGATCTTTTAAAGTATCTGCAAGAGATGAAATCTGAATGGGACGCAAGTAGAGCATAAGGGAACGGTACGTTCGGAAAGGAAATCATCTCAACCTTTCTGCGTTCTATGCTCCAAGGAACGGGGATTAAAAACCTCTATTACTTTAGGAGTAAAATCATGTCTACTATCACTTATCGTGGTGTTAAGTACAACCCAGAAGCATACAAAGCTGCTGTGTTGGCAGAGCAAACTGCAACTCGTAACCACAATCTCATGTATCGTGGTATCAAAGTCGAACGCAAGTTTGCATCACAAAGTTGACGATTATCGCACTTAACTTTCCTGAGGGTTGCAAGACCCTCTTTTTTTATGCTATAATGGTATCGAAGTAATATAGTGTATGGAAAAAGAAAGGGTTAATTTGATTATTCGTAATTTGGAACTTCTTTTGGATTCTCTAAAGGCAGAAGTAAATTCTGATAGAGATGATAAGGTAGACTATAATCCATATAGTGAATATATTGAAGATTATGATGAAGTCTATGATGAGAAAAATGATTGAAACAAAAAAAGCAAAAGAACTTGTAAAACTGCTTGAAAGACTGATAGAGAAAGATTACCTCTATAGTGAAGAAAGAATCAAAGAAATGAAATCACAACTGCGTTCGGTAAAACAGCAGATTGTTGATATAGATAAAAAGAACTCAAAGGGATTTGGAAAATGAAACCAGTAACATCAAAAGATCTCCTTGAGATGGATAAAAATCTCCAGGTTGTAAAACTTGGAGCAATTCCAAATCCTCAACAGATGGCATGGTATGCAGGAAAGCAAGATTACTCAGAATATCCAATCTACACAAAAACACCTCCAGATGAAGAAAAGGCAGGAAAGTGGGTTGTAGAGCAACTTCTTGCAAACGATAGAGGTCATTATGGTCCTTTGGAGCATCCTGGACTGATTATGAATGTGTGTGGTTACGTTCACAATGTAATGGTTCAGGCAAGAACTCATCGTGTCGGTGTGAGTTTTGATGTGCAGTCACAACGATACACTGGGAAACGTGTTCTTAAGGTTGCAGAAGGTGAACTAAGTCCTGAGGATGTCTTCTACGTGCGTCCTGCGGGGTTCTATACCAATCGTAAGGGTAAGAAGTATGATTGGACGGAAGAGAATCGTCAAAGGAAACTAGGACTTGCTCTTGCTGCATGTAAAGAGTATTCAAATGATTATCATGAAATTGGTGCATCCGAAGAACATATCCGTGATTATCTTCCGCAAGGAATTCGTCAGGATTTTGTAGTTTCATTCAACCTTCGTTCTGTATTGCACTTTCTTGATCTTCGGTCAAAACTTGATGCACAAATTGAGATTCAGGCACTCTGTGAACAGATGTGTCCTATCATTAAAGAATGGGCACCAGAAGTTTGGGATTATTATGAGACTAAGCGTCTTCACAGAGCAAAACTTAGTCCATAAATAAATTATCCTGACATAAGTACATCATTTAGGAGGTGGAAATTTTGGCAACATACCCAATTATTAATAAAGAAACTGGTGAACAGAAAGAAGTCGTTCTGAGTGTTCATGAATGGACAAAATGGTGTGATGATAATCCTGAATGGACACGAGATTGGTCA